AAAGAAAGCGTGAACGAAAGGCCCAATCGGCTGTCTAACGCTTCCTATGCACGAAGTCATTCACGAACCATCGGCTGAAACAGCAATCCTTTCCTGCCTCTGTCATGCACCGACAGAGGATCAACGCGAGATTCTTTTATCAATCAAGGAGGATCATTTTTACCTACAGGAGAACAAGATCATCTTTCGGGCGATCATGCGCTGTATTGCCAAGGGGATGCAGGCCGACATCATCAATGTCAAAGGAGAGATCGAAGCTGCCAACGAATACGATATCGTTGGGGGTGAGCAAAAGATTGCCGAAGTGGCAACTTCGTGTGTAGCCCACAATAACTGGAAACGCTATTATCCCAAGCTGGAGGAAGCCCGATACAGAAGATCATTGGAATACTTAGCCAACGATATGGTTCACAAGGCCAGAGACCGCGAACTAAAGATCGAAGAACTCAAGAACTGGTCTGAAACCACAGTGATGCGGGCTGACTACGAGATCGATGACGGCAACAAGCTTTCTATCGTCAATGCCCTAGACCGCGCTGCTCAGAATATCGAATCTACAATTGCTGGAAAACCATGTATTGGCATTCGCACAGGGATAACCCCATTGGACGATTTGCTAATGTTTGGCTTGCGCGGAGGAGATATGGTTGTCTTGGCGGCAAGACCAGCAGTAGGCAAGACAGCAAGCGCCCTTCAGATTGCCGAAAACGTAGCCCTCAATCAGAAAAAGCGGGTGCTTATCTTCTCATTGGAGATGACAAGCGTTGCTTTGATGGAACGCATGATCCGCTCGCGGGCGCGTGTGGGTGCTGCCGATATTCTCTCTGGTCGAGTAACCCCGCATCAAAAGCAATCTCTAGGACGGGCTGTTCAAGAAATCCAAGGCTCGGAGATTATTTGCGATGATAGCTCGGCAAAGTCTATCGGCTATCTCAAGGCTGTAGCCCGCCGCGCCCACCAAAGAACACCCCTAGACCTCATCATCATTGACTACCTTCAATTGGTCAAAGGCGACAGCAAGCGCGGTAAAGACAATCGCGTGTGTGAAGTTGAGGAGATTAGCGGGGGCATCAAAGATATGGCAAAGACTTTAAAAGTACCAGTTTTGGTACTGGCTCAACTTAATCGCGATCCCGACAAGCGCGGAGGACGCCCAAGCCTTTCAGATCTCAAGGGTTCTGGAGCTATTGAACAAGACTCTGATATTGTTATCATGCTCCATAGTGAAGAATCCCAAGATCACGGACAAATGCCCACCATGGAATTCATTGTTGGCAAGCATCGTGACGGCCCTACTGGTGTGGCCAATATGTATTTCAACAAAGCGATTACTCGCTTTGAGCCTGCTTAGACTTCCAGCAGAAATCTGGGAAGTCCAACCCTTCCCCGCCCTGTACATCAACTGGTAGGTGGACGCTCACAGCGTTATAGCATCCACAAATCCCACAAGCCTTGAGTTGCATGTCGTAAGAAGTTTTTCTGGCTCCTGCAATGTGTGGAAGCATTCCAGCTATACCCTTGCATCCCCAACATCCAGAAGTAGCTATTTGATGGGGACAGGCTGCACAGATTTTGGCCCTGCGCTCTGCCTCTTCTTGGGAAACAAGCTCAAATTTGCCATTGATAGCAAATTGATACATTGCCTTGACCCATCGAACAATTTGGGGAAATCCAAGGGTTTGTTTTTCTTGGGTGCACGGGACGCAGTTGGAATCGCCAGCAAGTCTTTCGCAAAGATTGTTTTCTATTTGTGAAACAAAATCTATTGGAGGAGTGATTCCTTTTGAGATTAGAAGTTTCTCACAGTTGTTAACCATGTCACTCCAGTCTCCTCCACGAACTGGCTCATTGATAACTGGACAATTAACCAACCAGCCGCCTGCTGGAACACTGCTCTTTTTTTGATAGCAAAATCTTGGACTATTCATTGACTACAAGTTCCGCTTCGTAGGTTGAGTCTTCGGGAATCTTCATGGATTCTAGTTTGGTTGCAATATTAATCTGAATGGCATTCTGTTGATTCGGGCCTTCTGAAAAGTTGATAGATGCAGCTTCAGCAAGCTGTTTGATGTTTCGCATCATGCCAAGAGCCTCCATGCCGTCTAGGTCTTGCGCGGCATCAGCTGCTTTAACCAACACTTTGCCAGTTAGAAACTTGATTGATTTTTTCATAGTCTCTAGTGATGCCGTGATTTCCGACATCAAGGTAGGCACACCATCGTCTTCCCAAGGGGCTGGAGATTGCTCGTTGGTAAGACGCTCACGGCACTGAATCCAGCGTTGAGTATCGCGCCATAAACAAACAGTTGATTCACTGACCTTTAGTTCTTCGGCAATATCTTTCAGCGTCCGCCCCGAACAATACATGGAAAATCCCTTGATGCATTCAAGCCTGCGTTTCTTGTCCATCTCTTCCATTTTGGCTGGAGGCGGAACCAAGGCTATAGGTCTTTCAATATCCCAAGGATAAAGGTTTTCTTTTTCGGAATTATCTTTCCAAATTTTGACATGGTCATCCCATTTCTCACTATAGATCAACTTTTCTAGCGTAGCTTTGTGCTTGGTTTCCAAAGCCTTCATCACTTCTGGCATGTCCCTGCCAGCGGCATAAAGCCTAAATGCGTTTTGTTTTTTAAGTCGGTTTTCTGGAGCATCCCAATCACGCTCTCCGCTCTTGCGCTTTTTCTGCATCCAGATTAGTTTAGTAGAAATTTCTCAAATGGCAACAGTTGATCAGGGGATAGAAAAATACGGTAGGTTGTGGTTACCCAAAGACGGACAGGCAATTACGCCGATCCGTATTGAGATGGACGCTTTCTTACAAGGTTTGACCCCAGAAGAGGGAGGATTAGGTAAGGCCCGACATTACAGGAATATTGTTTCAGCTATTTGGCCAACCTTTCAATGGCATAGATGGGCAGAATTGAGCGCACAAGCATTTTGTAACCAGACTTATGAGGTTGATGAAACTACGGGCAATAGATTTGTCAGAAGCGTGACGGGTCTGGCTGGCGGAACGGACTCAGGAAAGTCTTATGGAATGGCCGCATTTGCGCTTGTCAATTGGTTCTGCGATCCAATCAACACGATGACCATTGTGGTTTCTACGAGTAAAATAGATGCCAAGCAGCGTATTTGGGCAGCACTGGTCAAGATGTACCGCGAAGCCCGAAACATGGGATTAGCCTCTGGCAGGCTCATTGAGTCCATGGATATCATCAAGCTATCAGACGAAGAGGGGGCTATTATCGACCCCGAAACGGGGGTAAGTGACGCATCCTCCATCATGCTCCTAGCGGCTGGCGACGAATACAAGGATGATGCCCAGAAACGGCTTCAAGGTAAAAAAAATCGTCGTATCGTGTTGATAATAGACGAGTTACAAGACTGCTCTGCATCCGTAATCAACGAAGCCGTCTGGGGGTTCAAGGGCGCACAAGAACTCTATATCGTCGGCGCTGGGAACCCGTCTTCCATCTTCGATCCACACGGAAAATTTTGCGAACCTATCAAGGGCTGGATGAGCGTGGATGAGGAAACCCCCAACTGGAAGATACGGGTGGCTGGTATTGAGGGCGTGTGCATCCGATTTGACTCTGAAAAAGACAACCCCAACCAGCAATCCTTCGATGCTGGCAAGGGACTGCGCTATCCATTCCTTCCAAAACCCAATGATGTGGCTTTGGCCCGAAAAGAGCTTGGAGAGCTTAATCCTCAATATTGGAGAAAGTTTAGAGGATTCTGGCCTCCAGCAGATGCCGATGATTCCACGATTGTCTCTGATATTCTACTGGCTCGTCATGGGGCTTTGGACAAGCCAATATGGGACGGAACCCCGAAAGATATCGCGGGTATCGACCCAAGCTACACAGAGGGAGGCGACAGGTTTGTCTTCACTCATCTCAAGTATGGGCGACTAATCTCTGGGAAGTGGGCAATAGCTGTTGAAAAACAGTATGTCCTGAACCGAAGGGCGGGGTCTCAGGAAGACTTTCAATACGAGATGATCCAGCAAATCCATGACCTGTCTCTAAAATTGGGGATACCAAATCAATGGATGGGCGTTGACGCTTCGGCTGGTGGTATTTTTTGGTCTATTGGAGAACGAGAACTTCTAAAAGGTTGGCATGCAGTAAGTTTTGCGGGAGCGGCGTCAGATCTCCCTGTCAGCGCCCAATACGCCATGAGAAACGAGGCTACTGGAAAACCCCAAGTCGGCAAGGAATTGTTCCACAACATGGCTTCCGAACTCTGTTTTGCTGCTCGTTATTTCTTGGAATGCGAGCAACTTAAGGGGATTACGCCCGATTTGGCTTGGGAGATGACTCAGAGAAAATATGTGCGCCGAACCCGAAAGATCATCATTGAGTCCAAGACCGACATGAAAAAGAGGATTGGAAAGTCTCCCGATTTATTTGATTCATTTGCAGTAGGATTGTTTGTTGCCCGCAAGGTATTCGGGGCCATGGCTGGAAGTGAGGCGATTGAAGAAAAGAATCGGCTCAACAAAGAATCATTCAAGAAACTCAAACAGTCCTTGACTCTAAAGAAGAATTGGTAGATTCTATTTAGCATTTATGGCTCAACTACCGATTGCCGAAGCTGATATCTGTATTTTTCAGGGGGCAACATTTAATCAAACTTTGTTTTATGAGACTGGAGAACCTTCGGCTCCAGTCAATCTTTCTGGCTATACGGCCAAGATGCACATTCGGTCAAAGCCCGAATCCAAAGCACTAATCCTTGAACTATCGACTGATAATGGTAGAATCATACTGAATGAGACTACTGGATCTATTAGGTTGTTTATTTCGGCATCGGACTCGGCGCTTCTCTCGGTCTGTGATAAAGCCGTATATGACCTTGAGCTTACAACAGGGGCCGTCACAACCCGCATTTTACAAGGCAACGTAATTATTTCTCCAGAGGTAACCCGATGAGCAAGATTTGCATACCCATTCCTTCCAGCAGCGTTATTGGAGTTTCCTCAACTCCAATCAATACTCCAAGCATTAATATTCTTCGTGTTGAGCCATCAATCACGGGTCTTACTGGAGGCGCGGCCACAGACCTTGACTCTCTAAATACGGTCAGCGGAACATACGCTGTTGGTATTGTGGTATTTGTGGTAATTGCAGGAGTTCCAGCCATCTATCAACTAACCAATGGCACTGACGCCGAAAACGAACCATTTGTCATTCGTCCCAACGACTATGATAGCCAGACTGGAACAAAGCGTGTTTGGAAGCGATTAATGTAAAATGAAAATTATTCTCTCACTTATTATCAGTGGAGCCTTGGTTGTTTCTGGCTTCGGACAAACCCGCAATGTGTTGGTTGGAACAAATAATACTGTTGTTCAGCCAACCAATTTTTGGAGCGCCGATGCCTCTAATGCTCGTTCTGGCCTTGGGCTTGGTAGCGCGGCCACAAATCCCGCATCCGCATTTCAGCCTTCTTCTTCCGCGCTTTCAAATATTGTCAGTGGAGATGGTTCTTCTCTGAGCAATTTGGCGGCATCCAATATTGTTGGAATACTGACTCTTAGTCGCGGAGGAACATCGGCCACAAATGCCGAATCAGCAAGGTCTAGCCTTGGTCTTTCATTCTCCGCTCTTACAAACACAAATGCTGTTAACTTCAGAAGCGCAATTCTTCCAAGTTATTCTGGAAATACCAATAAGGTTCTAGCAGTAAACTCCAACGGAACTGACATCGAATGGGTTACCCAGACTGGTGGAGGATCAATAACTTCTGGAATTATCGCTATTACAAATGGCGGAACAGGAGCAACCAATGCCGCCCAAGCAAGAACCAACTTGGGATTAGGCGCAACAAATGTTGTTCAGTTTCGCAGATTAGAAGTTTTGTCTGGAACTAATGCAAGTATTTGGCTGCAAGATGAAAGTCGAATTGAGGGAGACGGCGTTCTTTATATTTCTGGTCAGTTAATATTTGAATCTCCTATTGAATTCCAATATAATGACACCCTTACTCCCGCCACCACCCGCACAAACCTTGGCCTTGGAGCAACATGGCTTACCAATACCAATGTCACTAATTTCCGCACGGCGATTGGATTGGGGGCGACAAATAATGTTGCCTTTAAAAATGTTATTGCTGAAAGTTTTAGAGAAACAGATGATGAGTCTTACATTTCTTTTCAAGATGAATTTTTAAGGTTATATGCAGATGGTGCAGTAGTTTTTGATAGCCCTGCTTCTTTTAGCGGTTTAAATACTAACGCCGCAGCCACCACCCGCACCAACCTCGGCCTCCCCCTCCCAGCCCTCACCAACACAAACAATGCCAGCTTCATACAGGCCGTTCTTCCGTCCTATACTGGAAATCAAAGCAAGGTTCTTGCCTTAAATTCCAGCGCCAATGGCCTTGAGTGGGTTGCTGGAGGATCTGGACTTGCTATTCCGATTGCTATTGTAAACGGGGGCACTGGGGCAACCAACGCCGAAACCGCAAGAACAAATCTTGGACTAGGTGCTGCTTGGTTGACTAACACTGTTCTGACGAACTTCAGAACAGATATAGGGCTTGGAACCGCAAATGCAGTTACATTTGGTTCTGCCAATATTTTGGGAGTATTGTCTGTTACTGGCGCTGTTACTTTTGGAGAGCCAGCACAAACCCGCACTAATCTTGATTTGTCGCTTATAGCCTTAACAAATACAAATAACGCCAATTTCAGAACAGCGATTGAGCTTGGGCCAAATAATAATGTTAAATTCGACACATTAGCATTGTATGCGCTTTATAAAGAAGCATCGACAAATCTTTCCATTAATGTGACAGATTTGTACTTGGCAAATACAAGTGCCTTTTCGGGGTCTGCGCTTAATTGGGGAGGCTCAAATAGTGTACTCCTTGGGCTTCCTTTATCTTTTGGGACAAACACACACGCTGCAATCACCCGCACAAATCTTGGTGTTCCTTCTTCATTTGGCAGCGGAACCAATTCTGCTATCGGTGGAGGATTACTAAACACGGCAAGCGGAATCGGTTCTTTTGTTGGAGGAGGATTAGGTAATGATGCTTCTGGTCAAAACTCTACAGTTGTTGGCGGAGATTCTGGTTTAGCTTCAGGACAGGGATCAGTAGTTGTTGGAGGTTATCAGAATTTTGCCACAGGAAGCTTCTCTTTTGCCGCTGGAAATAAAGCAAGAGCAACCAACAGCGGTTCTTTTGTTTGGGCAGACAACCAAAATAATTTGGCATCGACTTTTTCTTCTGTCGCAAACGATAGTTTCAATGTTCGGGCGTCTGGCGGGTCTTACTTCAATGAGGGGACTTTCTATGTATATAAAACTAATGTCGGCCCCTTTGAGGGACTGCTCAATGTATTGAACAGCAACAATACAACGCTTTCCAATGAAACATTATTCCGTGTCGGGTTAGCCGAAGCTACAAATAGGTCAGCACAATTTGGATTCCGTGTGGCCCGCACCAATAATGGAGGCGAGGGTTTCGCTGTATTCAGCGTTTTTGGATACAATGCCCTTATGATGATCGGGCCATCCGATCGCTCGCGCTCCAATAGCATCACAAATACCAACGCCGCTATAGAAGCCGATATCTACTCTATCTCAACAACAAACAAGGTCATGACGCTAATCACCACCAACACAGGAGCCATGCAAATGCATCGTCCAATTGGTTTTAATACCAATGCTTCCGCTCCAACAAATACAACCAACGTTGTTGGATGGATTGAATTTTATGTCGGAACCAATTCTGTAAGAGTTCCCTACTATCAATGACCAATTACTGGAGACTTGAAAGAGATATCGAAATCGTCCAAGGAAAAACATGGACGGCAAAATTTCGTTATCTAACAAAGTCATGCAAGGGTAAGTCTACTGTTCCAGTCAATCTTTCTGGATACGGGGCAAACATGGTTATTCGGGAGTGCGCCAAGGATAGTGCTACATTGCTCACGTTGACTTCTGGAAACGGGATTACGCTTGGAGGAACCGCTGGCACTATCGAAATTGAAATCACCGCCACACAGGCTGCAAATCTTACAGCAGGAGACAACGTCTACGAAATCGAACTATACCAAGGCTATACCTATATTGCATTCGCCACTGGTAAGGCCAAGGTCTATCAGGAGATTGCCCGATGAGCCAAGAAGTCATTGAGGTAACAGAGAGGGAGATTGAGGTTATTGAGATCGTTGAGCGCGGCCCCGCTGGGCCGACTGGCCCGCAACCCGATATCAACTATGAGGTAGTTTCAAGCGCCCGAACCCTAGAAGCAGCAGACCTTATAGCTGCC